ACAGGTTGCATATAACCTGTATCTATTGCATAAAAGTCCCTTCCGTTTTCTCTGCAAAACTTAATTGCTTTTTGGCCTCCGCCACCAAGTCCTCTTATGACTAGTGTATTTTGTGTTTTAGATTCTCTGTCAAAATCACTAATTACTCCTCCGCTACCAAGTATAAAGTCTTCGCAAAAAGGATCGTATGCAAGTCCTTTAGACTTTTCGCTTAATGGGCTGAATTCTGGCTTGTTAATTGCCGCAACTTTAATCCCCATTGTTTCCTCCTTTAGTCTTTTTATTTCATTTTTTGTTTTGTAAACGACTTCGTCTGGATCGGAGAGCTCTTGCAAACATAATGTTAAATATTTTTTTGCATTCCAATTTAATGTTAAATCGCCAATATTTACTCTTTCTAGTTGTCTCCTTTCTTCTTTCTTCTCCATTTTTTCAATTTTGTTTTTGTAGTAATCAGATTGTACACTAATCCAATCTATTGCATATTCACAATCTTTACATTCTTCAAACCAAGGTCCGCCCTCTGTATAGTGTAATGCTTTAGGTATACCGTCTTTAGGTTCTTCATACCAACCTACTAACCAATTCCATTCATGGCTAATTTTTCCTACTAGCTTATCTGGTAACCAAGAAAACCTATGTAGATAAGCACCAGTTGTATCCTTATGATTAATAAGATCTAGGGTGACTGCTTTGTTTGATTTATGACCGCAGTTCCATAATACCATACTTGACCAATTTTTTCTCGGATAAGGTAGCTGTGCCTTACCGTCCATCTTTTGACCTTCTTTAGGAGTATAGTCATGATGGGCACACATTACCGCATACTTGTCATCTGCAAGTGCAAATAAATCTGCTACATCTTGTCTAAATATAAAATCACAATCTATGAATAATGCCCAGCCCGAGTAGTCAGTTAAAAAAGGTACAAGAAATCTTGTAAAAGTAAATTCTGTAGACCCTAATTTATCTTCGTCTCTCCAATACCAATTTTGAGATCTTAATTTGTCTTGTCTTAATGGAATAACCTCAACAGGGACTGTTGCTGTTTTGTATATACTCTGTTTGCACACTTCATACGCAATATCTTCTCTGCTGTCATAACCTACAAATATTTTCAATGGTTTAATTTCTTCGTTCAATATCTTCCTCCACGCACTTCTCCCCATGCTGTACTTCTAGTATATGACAATGCTCGTCAAAGGGGTTACTTGCCTTATGCCATACTCCGCATCCTATAGAATATCCACTAGTGCATGCATCTAATGTTTTAGTGTCTTTACGACCTTCATATTCTGTATCTAATACACACTTTCCTTTAAGTACATACCAGTGTTCTGACCTAAAAAAATGTTTTTGATCAGACAAAGATTCTCCTGGTGTAATTACTAATTCTTTTACTTTATAATTTATTTTATCATCTAAAACTCTATACCAACCCCAATTCCGAACAGTTTTTGGATTTTTCCATTCTTCTAAAATCCAGCTGCTACTATTCTTTTTGTTTTCTCCGCCCACACCATATACAAACTCTACTTTATCGCTGAAAGTTTTTTCTTCTGGAACAGCGCCTTTACTTCTATCTCCTCCGTTCGCAAATATTATATCAGCCCTACTAGCACTTGTACACATTAATTTAAAAATTGCATGACTTGCAGTATCATCTTTATCTTCAAAAGACATAACATCATCTACCATGTCTAATGATTCAATAATAGCAAGGCGTTCTTTAAATGGCATAAACGGTCTACCTTTTTTACGTGTTAACCATTCATCTGAATTAATGCCAACTACTAAAACATCTCCTAATTTCTTTGCTTCACGGAAATAATCTATATGCCCTGAATGTAAAGGATCAAAGCCGCCGGTCACTAGGACTACCTTCATCTACCTAACCACTTCTTTGCTGCATCAAGTGGATTACGCAGGCCCTCATATGTTTTGTCAATAAAATCAATATGTCTGCTTAATTTTTTATCTAACATTTCTTGATTTTTTTCTATACGATCAAGTTTCTTTGTTAGTTTGTCTATTTTGTCTAATATTAAAATTTCGTGTGGTTGCATTTTACCATCCAAAGATATAGTCCCTTCTAACATTTGTTAGTTCTTTTGCGCCATTACGTTTTAAAAACTCTCCTGCACAATATTCTGTGTCAGCATGTTGCTCTACAATTACAATAGGTTTGTATTTTAATATCGTCTGTATACTACCTTCGAGAATTGGAAGTTCATGTCTTTCACAATCTATTTTAATTAATCCAAATTTTGGTAAGGATAAATCATCCAACTTTTTAACTTCAAAATTTCCAGAACCAAAAGTATCTTCATTTACATGACTGTTTCCAGTATTATTACTATCGTATATCATATCAACAGTTGTGGCTGTCTTACCTAATGCGTGTTTATGAATTGTAACTGGTAGATCTTTTACATTTAATTCTAAACATTCTAATACTTGTGGCATGGGTTCATAGGCAATAACATGTTTAAATTTTTGTGCTAATGGCCTTGCCCAAAATCCTACATTTGCTCCAATATCTATCGCTAGATCAAAATCATCAATATATTTGTATGCCGCATCTCTTACGTCATCTTGATACTCTGCTGGGCCTCCTTGACTAATTCTTTTGGTAATCATTCTGTAAAAATGATTGTCAGTATCAGGCATCCAATAATTATATACTTGCTTCATACTATACTTTCTCTAAGTAAACAATATACTTAACTACAAATATTTCTGGTGCTTTTTTAAGTTTTACCCAACGTTCAGTAATATCTTCACTTATTATTTTCCAGCTGTGTTCTTTATTTTTTCTTTCAAGCAATGCTTTCCACCAGTCTGGTTTTTCAATTATTAAATGTGCATTCCTGCCATCACTTAGTTTTTTCTTTGCGGGGTGACATGCTATTAAATGATATTGATATTTGTCTGCAATATTATACAGGTTATTTAAAACACCTTCTAATTGATCAGGTTCTATGTGTTCTAACACATCACTGCTATATACTAGGTCTGCTTTTTTTGGTAAATCTATAGGAGATGTAACAGGATCATAATTATAAACTTGGTTTGATTCCTCTAGTTGCTTAAAAGGCATACCTTTTCCACAACCAAAGTCTAGTATAGATTGTAGGCCTTTATCTGCAATTAATTTTTGTACACCTTGTGGAATATTTTTGGCAACTCCAAAGCCTTTTCTACTGTGTAGGCGTTGTAGTTCTTTTAGGTATTTTTCTGAATGCATAAGGTCTCTTTCATATATTATTATATACTACTTATCTCACACATTTTGGTAGGGGGTATTTAAAGGCTAGCGTCTTCCATGCCAGCTACTCTTAGCTTGACTACATTAGTAATTTGCCATTGTTTCTGATCTAAGCCTTTGAGTAAGCCTAGCCATTTATTACGTAATAGTGCAAATTCATTAATAATTTTTTCATAGTCTACAACGTCTGCTTCTCCGTCTACATACTTTTCTACATCGCGGCTAGAAAGAGCTCTTTGATAATTTTCAAGATATTTTTTAAAGAAAGAACTACGTAATCTACGTAATTCAATATTCAAATAATGTAGAATTGCTTCAATCTCTTGTAGTTGATTAAATCTATGTTCAACGATGCCAGGCATTAAAGATGCTTGTTTTTCAACATTGCCTTTTAATTTAACTTCTACTCTTGCATCTTGTAATTCACTTTCAAAAAACTTTATTGCTTCAGGAATTTTTGAAACATCTCTTGCTACTTCTGAATACCAACCCATTAGTGTTTCTCCATAGATAATAGTTCTCTTTTTTGCACAATATCAACGGCGTATCCAAATACTTGTTTTAATCTTTGATTTATAATTTGTTGAGTTTCTACCAATGAACGTTCGCCAACCCAATCCCAATCAATTAAAAACCATTCACCGTTATGTTCTAATACATTATCCGGTGTCCAATCTCCATGTGAATACGGAAAGGTTTTCCTAGCAGATTCAATACAAAAATTTCGGAATTTTTTTATAAAGCGTCTAGAGAATCTTATTTCTGAAGACCTTTTGTCCTTTTTCCAAGTGCCAGGTACTTCATTAAGGCACGTACCTAAGAAAAATTTAGAGTCAATAAAGTATGCATTTTTATTAAAATAACCATGTTGTAAAATATATCCTGGCATTACTTTATTCATTATATTAATGTGTTCTTGTAAGTTTTTAGTATAAAAATGTTGTTCATAGTCAAAATAGTGCCCTATGGGACTACTCCTATATTTTTTCGGATCTTGGTATACTCTGCCGTCTCCGAAATAAACTTTCCTAATTACGTTTCCTAGTCTGTATGTATGTACACCAGTATATTTGATTTTTAAAGCTTCTATCATTATTCATCATACAGATCGTCGTCTTCGTCTTCTTCAGTTTTGTCCATATCTAAATAATAATAGATTGCATCATCTAGTTCATTATCAGCACCTAGTATTTCGTTAAAAGTATGATCGTCTACACCCATATCAGCAAGTAGATCAACATATCTTTCTGCCGCTGCATGTATTGATTTTTTGTCTAAGTACTCTTTAAACATTGTCCAAACTTCGACAATATGAGTATCATCCATTTCCATTAGTCTCCTCGGTTACAGTTTCAGTCTCTTCAACTTCTGCGATATTTACCTCCGAGGCAGTTTTTTCATTGAATTCTGACATAACTAAATCTAGCTTATCGCCAGTCCAGTTCTTTCTGTATTCAAGATGTTCTTCTCCTTTAATATCAACATACTTTAGTCTGTTACCTGATTTTTCAATCAGTCCCTTCTTTTCAAAAAGTTCAACCAAACCACTATATGGATTCATACCAGTTTCGTATGGAATTTTTACTTGTACACCTTCAAAAGGTTTTGCATATCTAGTTTTCATTACTTTACAGCCAGCACGTATACCACGTACTTCGCTAATTTTATTCCCTGCTTCATCTTCTTTTAGTTTTAGTTTCTTCATTGCAACAACAATACTTGATGCATAG